AATGAAGCCTGGATTACGCCCACCGCGAAGATCACCGATAGCAGCCTGGGAATCCCTGAACATTCCGTTCCGTTCCGAACGCTGGCTATCGATTGTCAGCGCGGCTACTTCTGGGCGGAGGTTCGCAGTTGGGCCAGGAACGGCAGCAGCCGGCTACGCTGGTTCGGTCGGATTGAAACCTGGAACGGGTTAGACGATCTGGCAAAGGCCCATCAGGTTTCGCGCGCCCTGGTCGGAGTCGATAGCGGCGATAATACGCAGGAGGTATATGGGCAAACGGCTAAACGCGGATGGAAGGCGCTACGCGGTTCGGGCCAGAATGATTTCGCGGTTGCCGATGGGCAGGGTAAAACTACCCGCAGGTTCTATTCCGATAAGCAAAGGATTATTGTCCCTGGCCTGAGGGAGCGCGCGGAACTCATCGTTTATTCAAACCTTGCATCTAAGGATTTCCTGGCGGGCCTGCGCAACCGCCGGCTGCATACATACGCCCGCGATGTTTCCGAAGAATATGTAAAACAGTTAACCAGCGAAGTCAGGATCACCGACAGCCGCAGCGGTAAGCCTATCTGGATTCTTCCCGAATCAAACCGACAGATCGGAAACCACGCCTTCGACTGCGCGCTTATGGGGCTTGTCCTGGCGGTTCGCTGGGGAGTGATCGGACGCGAAGCAACCGAAACGCCGGACGCGATCGCGGCGCAGCCTGCCGTTGACAATGGGAACAGTTGACGCACAACGCAAAGGTAACGGCTGCTGGTTTAGTTTCTGGGCGCTGGTCGATCGCCTGGGTTGTGGGCTGGGCCAGCAGCCGCCCAATTATTTGACCTGAGCCGCAATCGTATGGCAATCAGCGGCGTATTCATCGGGCTAACTGAAGCGGAACTATTGGCAATCAAAGCAAAGGCTTTGGCTGAAGTTACCAGCGGCGTAGTTATGACGAACTATTCCGATAGCGGCAGTTCGGTCGGGAAGCAGGTAACGATGCCGGCCCGCGATCGGCTTTCCGAAGCGATGTATGCGCTGCAACTTCTTAACCCTGGGGTTTATGGACAGCCGCAAGCGCGCGTTATCCGAACCGATTGGACTAACTACCAGGACTAAACTTTATGCCTAAGAAATCCGTAGCGAAAAACCTGAAGCCTGCCGCTGCCCAGCAGCCGCTTAAGCCGCAGGCTGCCGGCAGCCAATCGTTCAATTCGGTTGGATTCAGTTCCAACCGCGCCACGATCTACGGGCAGGCCGCCGATTTCTCCGTTGATTACCAGCCCAGCGATCGGCTGGAAATGATTAAGCGGATTCGCTACGGCGAAAGGAACTTCGGCCTGGTGCGCCAGGTGTTTAACGACTACACGCTTTACTGTATCGGGGACGGAATCACGCCGCAAAGCGGCGCAGCCGAAGCCGATGTAGGCGCGGCCTATGAAGCCTGGTTCAAAGCCTGGGCTGCCGAAGCCTCCGTTTGCGGGCGCTTTTCGTTCTACGATATTCAGCGGATCACCCTAAGGGCCGCGCTCCGCGATGGGGATTGTTTCGTTATCCTGGCAATCGATGAAGGCCGCCCGCGCCTGCAGGTCGTAGAGGCTCACCGCGTGGGCAATCCGATCGGCAAGCCCGTTCCTGCCGGTATGGCTGACGGGGTGCAGTTCGATAGCAAGGGCCGGCTTGTCGGATATAATATCATTCAGGGCGATAATAGCAGCGCGTTCTATCCTGCCGCTTCTGTCTGCCATATCGCCGAAATGGATTGGGCCAGCGGTTCGCGCGGGCTTCCGATCCTGCAGCATTCCTGGAACGATATCCAAACCGAAGATGAACTGTTGCGCCTGGAGATGCTGGCAGTTCGAAACGATGCCGATGTTACGCGCGTCCTGCACCGCAACGGCGGCTTTATTCCTCAGGATATGAAGGCCGAACTAGAAGGCAGCGGCAGCGCGAACCTTGAATCTGTCGCGTCCAGGATGGGCGGAAAACTGCTCGCTTTAGAACCCGGCGAAAGCCTGAGTTCGCTGGCATCAAACCGCCCTTCGCCGGTGTTCGCCGGATTCCTTAAATCTGTCCAGGCCGATATTCTGCGCGGAACTTTGCCTTATGAGTTTGTCGGCGATCCTTCTGCTATTTCGGGCAGCGGCGTTCGTCTCATTACCGCGAAGGCCGACCGGGTATTCAGCCGCTGGCAATCGGTAGCGATTGATAAACTATGCCAAAAGGTGTGGGGCTTCTGTATGGGCTGGGCCGTTGATAACGGCGAAGTTCCCGAAGGAGATTGGTCTAATGTTTCTTGGACTACTCCCAAGCGCCTGACTGTTGACGCGGGCCGCGAAGCCGCGAACGATCGCGCCGATGTAGAACTCGGCCTTTTGTCTATGTCCGAACTCTACGCGCAGCGCGGCCTGGATATGCGCAGCGAAATGGTTAAGCGCGCGAAAGATTTTAAGTTCATCTTTGAATTGGCGAAGGCCGAAGGAATCCCGACCTGGACGCTATACAAGCCCGGCTTTAATTGGCTGCAGGAAGGCGAAGGCAAGCCGACCGCCGCCGAAGTCGCGATGGAAGGAATCAATCCTTCTCAGCCTACCGATCAGCCCGCCGCCTAACTTTATGCGTTCCCTTATCAAAGCGATTAATTCAGGCCGCCCGTTCCTGGTAGATTACTCTATCGCGGAAAGCCATATCGAAGCCGTAAAGAAACACGGGCTTACGGATATCCTGGCGCAGTTCTTCGGCCCTTCGCCGAAGCCTTACCAGGTCGGCGCTACCTATGTCATTCCCATTGTCGGGATGATCGGGCGCAGCCTTTCCCCTATCGAACGCCTAGGCGCTACCGATGTTGACCAGGTTAACGATTGGATTGACGAAGCCGTTGCCGCGAATCCTGCGCGCATTCTTTTCGATATCAATTCTGACGGCGGAACGACCGAAGGGGTAGAAGAACTAGCCGATAAGATTCGCGGCCTGGGAATTGAAACGATCGCCTATTCTTCTGGTTCTATGAACAGCGCGGCCTATTGGATCGCCTCGGCTAGCGACCGGCTTCTGGTCAGCCCGTCTAGTTCGATCGGTTCGATCGGTGTCTATCTCGCTTATATGGATCAAAGCGCCGCCGCTGCCGCCGCCGGCATCAAGCCCGTTGTGATCAGCAGCGGCCCGCTTAAGGGTATGGGAATCCCTGGGCTGTCCCTGACCGAAGAACAGGCCGGCTACCTACAGGCCGAAGTCAACGCGATCGCCGCCGATTTCAAGGCTGCCGTTCGCCTTAAGCGCAGCCTGGTTAAAGATGAGGATATGCAGGGCCAATCGATGCAGGGCAAAGTCGCGATCGCTAAAGGCCTGGCTACCGGCAGCGCGCCGACCCTTAAGGCCTTGCTGGCTTCCCTGGAAGCCGGCGTTCCCCAGGCTGCCGCGCAGCCGCAGGCCGCGAAGCGCAGGGTTTAATTTGACCGAACCCGCAAAGTTATGGCTTCCATCGAAGAACAGTTCCTTAAGGCCCAGGCCGAACTTACCGCCGCTATCGCCGAACGCTGCGACCTGCAGGCCAACTTTGAAAAGTTGGTTTCCGATAGCGATTCCGCCCTGGCTTCCGTCAAGGCCGAAGCCGAAGCCGCTAACCTTGCGCTGACCGAAGCCAAGGCCGCGCTTACCGCCCTTGAATCCGATAAGGCCGAACTGCTTAAGCAGATCGAAGCCGCGATGCAGGGCCAGGTTAGCGCCAGCAAAGAAGCCGCGAAGATCGCCGCTTCTGTCGGCTGCAAGCCCGCCGCCCTTTCGCCGGCTGACGAAGGCAAGGCCGACACCCAGGCCAGCGCCGAAGAAATCCGAAAGGCTTTCCTCGGTATGAAGCCCGGCCCTGATAAGTCTGCTTTCTTCGCCGCGCATCGCGCGATCCTTACCGCCACGCGCTAAGGCTTTTCCTTTCCCTCTCTCCCTAACTCCTAATTCCTATGTCCAACACTATTGCGGCTTCGCCCAATGTCCTGGCTGAACAGGTGCTTGCCGGCCTTCGCGGTCGTCTCGCTATCCTCTCTGCCGTTTCTACCAACCTCACCCCGACCGCCACCGGTAAGACGATGCAGGTTTCGCTCGTCTCTGGCGGCGCTGCTAAGGAATACTCCAAGGCTAACGGCGGCTATCACGAAGCGGACGATGCCAATCTTTCCGCGGCTACTGTTACCCTTAAGCACCTGCATTCGACTAAGGCTTTTTCGCCTGACGAAATCAGCGAATACGGCGAAGCCTATATGGTCAACGCCTTCGTTCCTGAAGCGATCAACGCCCTGGTTAAGAAGGTTCACGCTGAAATGGGCGCGCTTATCCTGAACGCCAACTATTCCGCTAACGAAGTTATCACCGCTGCAAACTTCAACTACGCCCAGGTTGTCGATCTGAATACCGATCTTAACGATGCTAAGGCCGGCGATCCTCGCTCCCTTATCCTCTCCGGCGCTTACGCTGGCGCTATCCGCAAGGATGCCACCCTTACCAGCGGTTCGTTCAACGGCGCTGGCGCTGCTGGCCCGCTGGTTTCTACCGGCGTTCTCGGTCAGGTTGTCGGCTTCAATATCTACGAGTTCACCGATCTCCCGGCTAACTCCGAAAACCTCGGCGGCTTCGCGATGGGCGCTGACGCGATCGTGGCGGGCTTCTCCCTCCCGAACGCTTCGATGTTCCCCGGCGAAGTCTCCCAGGCCGCTGACGCTTCGGGCCTCTCCGTCCAGGTTCTCAAGTCTCAGGGAACGGATGGTATCGTTCGCTTTACGGCGAGCATTCGCGCCGGCTTCGGTGTCGGTCGCGCTACCAGCCTTAAGCGCATCAAGACCGCCTAAGCGGTTCTGCTGCCTGCCTTCGAAGGCCCGCCCTAACCGGCGGGCCTTTTTTGTGCCGCGATCCTGGCGGCCTGGGCGGGCTAGGGTAGGGATAGGCATAGGCCAGCCGGCAAACGGGCCGCTACGGGCAAGCCAGGCAGCAAAGCCAGGGCAGCCGGCGGGCTTGGCTGGTCGTTTGTCCCTGGCTGCAAATGTATGGATAGCGCCCTATCAGCCGCTTGGCTTGCCGATGCCCAGGCAATCGTTCAGGAAATCGGGCAAACTGTTACGATCAACGGAACGGAATACCTGGCTGCGGTCGGCGAACCTACCCTTACCCAATCGTTCGCGGCGGGCGGGCTGTCTGATACTATCAGCGTTGTTATCAAAGTCCCTGCTACTTCGGCGGCCCTGGCTGCGAAGGCGCATATGCAGATCGGGCGAACGCTAACCTTTGACGGGCGCAGCCTTCGGGTTGTCGGCTTCAGCCACAAGCCGGGAACGGCCTGGCTGCAAATGACTACCCAGGACGCTGACCAATTCCGATGAGTCAGGTTTCGCCTATCGTTCCTGGCAACGGGCCGATCTCCGTAGAAATCGATAAGCAAGCCCAGGCTGCGCTTTCGGCTGCGTTCGCCGCCTACGCCAAATATACCGGGCAACTCTTAGTTGATTTGTTGAAAGAAGAAGCCGCGCTGACTTGTCGCGAAGCGATGGTTTATTCGCCGCCGTTAGATGGATCGGGCGGCGGTAAGGGCGATAAGAAGATTGCCGAAACCTGGGGCGATGCTGCTATTGCTAACGATGTTCGTTCTTTCATTACTCCCGACAGCAAAAGCCTAGCCGCATCGGTAGCGCCTGGAACGGGTAACGGCAATAAGTTCGCCCGATGGAAAGCAGGCAAGCGCCCTAAGGCTGGGCTGCTTCAGAAGATTTATGACGATCAGGACTTCGCGCGGGCATATACAAAAGCAAGAAACCTGTTCGCCTATCGCTCCCTTAACCTGGTAAACGCTGACGGAATAAAGGTTCAGCACGATAAAGAACGAAGGTTTTATCGCGGGCGCATTCGCCGCAATAATGGCCCATCCTCAAGGCTAATGCCTGAGAACAATAAGATTGCGCCAGAAAGCGCGATCAAGGCTTACATTAAGACCAGGCAAAAGCGCGTTGGTTTTATGAAGGCTGGCTGGCTTGCAATCATCGCGAAGATCGGGCCGCCGACTATCAACGGCGTTCCTAAGAACTTCGGCGTTAAGGCGCT